CCGTTGTAAGGGGTAAACCTGTTGCATTCGTTAGAGTACCAGAACTTGGTGTACCTAGCGCACCATTGAACGTCACAAAAGCGCCAGCAGAACCTACGTTAATTGCAAGCGCAGTCGCAACCCCAGTACCCAGACCCGTGATGGAGCCGACCGCTGGAGTTACTGTTGTGTTGCTTGCCAAGGTCAGTTGACCCTGTGCATTGACCGTAAACGTACCCACTTGAGTTGCAGAGCCATACGAAGCCGCAGTCACCGCCGTATTGGTGATGCTGAACTGTGTACCCGTAAGGGTCAGTCCTGTGCCTGCTGTATACGCGCCTGAGCCTGAAAACTGTATCCAAACAATGGGGTCTGTACCCACAACCGTCACTGCTGTAATCTGCACCCATCCAGTGTTTCCGTACAACGTGCCGTAAGAGATAAACGTAAAGTCTCCGCTTGCAATCTCTGCGGCAGTGTCAAAGTCCGTAGCACGAGTAAGAACAAGTCCACCAGTTGCCCATGTGTAGATGCCGTTGTTGGCGCTGGCAACTTCATCCTTGACAAGCACGCGGTCACCGTTGACCAACGTATAACCGTCCAAAACGGTCAAAGCAACCGACAAGGTCAAGGTAGCACCAACACCAGACGCCCCGTTGTTGTAGGTGACCGTACCGCCAGTGATTGAGGCAAGCGTAGCTGGTGTTGCCGCCGCGCAAGATGCGTGGATGTTAAGACCCTCAGCAACAGCGTCTACATACTGCTTGGTCGCCAATTGCAGTGCAGATGTTGGGTCTTGCGTTACGGTCACCGTAGTCAACCCACCCAAGGTAAGACTCGAAGCACCCAAAGCAATTGCAGTTGTTCCAATCGTCACAGACGAGTTGGTCAGCGATGCGTTGGCAATGTTGGTCAGCGTGTTACTTGCACCGCTGATGGTCTTGTTTGTGAGCGTCTGAGTTGCGGTGTTGGTTGTAACGGTGTCCGCCCCAACGGTTGCCGCTGTCATGTTGAACGTACCACCCGTTACCGTCTTGCCCGTAAAGGTTAAAGCCGCAGGCAAAGACAACGTGACAGTTGATGTACCTGTCGAGGTAATTTCGTTTGCCGTACCGTTGACAGTGGTCACCGCGCCGATAGAGGTAGCGCTGATTGCCACGTTGGCGGCGGCAGTTAACTGACCTTGAGCGTTAACGGTAAAGGTTCCGACCTCAGTCGTGGAGCCGTAAGAGCCAGCAGTCACAGCGGTGTTGGCAAGCGAAATTGTGCCAACGCCAGTGATTGGCCCACCCGTTAAACCCGTGCCAGTGTTGACCTGAGTTACGCCACCAGACAAAGAAAATTGGTTCCATGAACCAGAATACCCAAAGAACGCGCCTACGGTGCTGTCGTAACGAATCATGCCGTCAACAGAGGAAACGGGCTGTTGACCCGTGGTTCCAACGGGAATAGTCATCGCCCCGTTACCCGGCATCACGGGGTCATTGGCAATCGAGAAAACTGGGTTGCCTATACCAGTAGGGTTGGTAATCCCAATCTGGTTTGCCGTACCCGTTAGGGTGGTCGAGGTGATTGCGCCAGCGCTTGTCAGCACCACAAAGCCATTTAAGCTGGCATTTGCAAGGCTTAGAACCTGACCAGCCAACGCGATGGTTGGGTCGCCAGATACGCCAGAACCGTTTGTGATTGACAGCCCAACGCCAGAAACAACGATAGAACGCCCTGTAATGGCTGTAGAAGACGTTTTAACTTGGAACCCAGTACCAGAGTTCACCAAAGACAATAAAGCGCCTGTGGTGCTGATATTGAAGAGTCCTTGCGCACCACCGTCAGTAATGACTAAACCATTGGTCGCGCCAACAAAGCGACTGTTTGCCAATTGAGGGGTTTGGCTGACCGTCAGGTATGTGTAGGTCTGCGACGGCGACGCGGAGATTGCTCCCGTCGTAGTTTGCACGGTCACCCCATTTTGGACAATAGGAACCGCCTCAGTGCCTGTGATAGCGCCAGCGGCTGGGAGTTGAAGTATGGTTACTTGTGCGGACATTTAGGTACTCGTATTGTCTGGGGGGCTTGGCGCAATGGTGTCCTTGTTCCCCGTGTTTGTAGGAGTCTGAGTGTTTTGTTCGGTCGAAATCTGAAACTCGCTTGTCCCGCCAGTCATCAAGAAGTTGTCGTTAGCCGCAACACTCACATCAGGACGAGCAAACCGAAGGTTAATCTTTTCGGTTTTTCTTGCAGGCAAGCGGTAGGGATCAAGTGTGTCGTAGCAGCCGTCCCCGCACACACGCAGTCCCGGCGAGTTTCCGTCGGGCCTTAATTCCACATACGCCTTCTTCATCTTGCATCTATCGCACACCGCGATGGCAAGTGAGTTCAGCCCTGTTGTGTCCAAAAAAATAGGCATCCGCTACCTCGTGTACACGGAAATGTTAGGGGAGAAATAAATCGGCGACTTGTCGCGCTCTTCCTGTTCGGCTTCGTAGAGATACTTCTCGGCCATCTTTTCCAGATAGCCCACCCTGTCCATCGGAACTTGCGGGAGTTCAAGACTCATACGATGAGCCAGCATGAACACCACAGCCTCGTACCAACGCTGAGGAATCTGCAACTCGTTTGTCAAAGCGCCCACGTCCATGACCTGCGTGGAGTACCACACCGTCATCTGCACGAATGCATTGCTGGGCGTAGGCCACAAGTAAATCTCTGGGTTGGGAATGGTGCGATTAAACCAAAATTGAAAAGGTTGGTTTGCTGTGAAATTCTTATTTGGCAGGTTGGTGTAGTCGTCGCGGTTCAGGCGAGACATCATCACCTCAGTGCTGTTGTTGCCGATGTACCACTCGCGAAGGGCAAGAGTAGCGCCACCAGAGATGACAATGCGGTAGAAGGCGACGGATTGGCCCGGGTCTATGTCCGTCCACACCCATGTGTTGTCGGTTACAGAGATGGCTCCGAGGTTCTGCAACGTAGAGTACGTCACCCCATCAGAAGAGTATTGGAGCGAGATATTCCACGTCGCTGACCCACCACCAGCAATGTAGGGCAAGAACCCAATAGAGCCTGCGTAAATGGGGGTTGTTATGCCAAAATTGACCGTGAAGTTGCCGTTTGCCGAAGTCTGTTGGGTAAAGGTGTCGATGTCGCCATCGTAGAGGTTTGCAACCGTTCCACCAGCGGATGAAGTGTATGCCCCATCAGGGCGGTTTAGCGTGCGATACAGCACGTTGAGAGTGTCTACAGCGCCATCAGGCAGGGTGTATTGGTACTTGTTGGGGGTGAGGCCAATGACCTCCTTGCTGATGCACCAATACTGAATGCCGCGATTGATGAGGTTCGAGAGCAAGAACCCAAGGGATTGACGAGCGGAGACGACTTGCTCAGAAGTCAACTCTTCCGCCAGTTTTCCGCACCGACGAGCGCCGTGGTCAATCAAAGTCTGTACGTTGACCGTTTGTCCGTAGGTGTCAGAATACGCCATCTTTTTTCCTTACCAGCCGGGGCAGTCCCACCGCTTTAGCGATGCCTTGGCGCGTGGTGCGTCCCCCTTTGAATGTTCCACAACACCACTCATGCGTGCGCAAAAAGAGTCTTTTCGAGCGCCGCCTTGGGGTTGTGGAGCCTTTAAATTGCTTCCAGTCTCACGGTTGTATTTTGCCCGACCTTTGGCTGTTAATCCAGCACCTTTTTCAACGGACAACTTTTCTCCGCGACCGACTGCAAGATTAACTTTTTTTTTACTCATTTCACTTTGGCGGTCTTTGCGGACTGCTTAAAGTCTTGAGCCGTTGGAGCGCCTTTTGAACCCACTCGACGCATCTTTTCGCCAGAGCCTTCAGAGATTCTTTGACGTTTTGCATTGATGTTGTCATACAAGCCACCACCTTTCATTTTCTTTGCTTCATCTGCTTTGGAAAATTCTTTACCAACCTTTTGAGGGATGCCAACCTTTTTTGCAAACGAAGGGTTATGCGCAACCGCCGCCATTAAATTGTGCTGAGAAGAAGATTTAGTCGGCATAGGATTTAATCATGTCAAGTGTGATTGAATAAAAATCGCCTGCGGCGGCGTCGGTTGTTGTAAATCTTATATCGCCAGTTTTGCCAGCACCCGCGTTGTTTGGAAGTCCACCAAACAATGAAAAATCCATGTTGTAAAATGTGTTTTGTGGAACACCAATACAAAACAAATCAGTTGTTGCATCCCACAAAATTTCTACTTGCAAAC